GGATGCAACACCTGTAGTGAAATCCATTCCAAGATAATATGTACGATTATTTATCGTCGTTTTGTTATCGCTAAATGTACTATCAATACTTAAGGGTAACCCTGCAGAAGGAGTAATTGCTAACGATCCTGTTCCAGATGGACTTCCAGTAAAACTTTGTAATTCATATCCATATGCTGGATTAGTAACTCCGATTCCTGTGGATGTAAATCCTGCTACACTTCTATCTTGCCAAAGTTTCAAAACTCCTGTATTTTGATCATAATTAACAACTCTACCTACTGCAGTAGCACCAGTTCCAACTGCTTGAGTGACAAAAGAATCTGAAGTAAAAGTTGCCTCACTATATCCAACTCCTGTTAATTTTAAAGCAACAACCGCACTTGCTTTATCTGATGTTAAGACAGACCCTCCTGCAGGAGAGAGTGGATTCTCAACAACACCAATTCTTGCAAATTGATTACCTGTAATGAAATCTGGATTTTCATTATCACTCTCAATTCTAGAGTACATTAGCACGCTATATGCACCCAGTTCTCTATAAATGTCTGCGCCATGACCACCTTGCGGTGTAATAATCACATCAAATGATGCTCTAGTTGTTCCTTCAGGAATTCCTCCAGCTTCATAGTCAAGTGTTCCAAATGTATATCCAGATCCTTGAGCAGATACGGAAACTTCATTTATTTTAGAATCTCCGTCAATTGTAACAGTGCATTCTGCACCAGTTCCATCTCCTTTGATAGGAACTCTAGTATAAGTAACGTTCGCTGTTCCTAAACCAACACCACGGTTTGTGATTGTAACAATTTTAACAGAACCATCTACAGCATTTTCTCTAACTAAAGATGTGTCATTGCTAGTGCTCCAGTCTGTGGGAACTGGCATGAAATCTGTAGAGTCGAACTTAGTGATATCTGCTGGTTTAATGGTATAGAGATATTTCCAAATATAACCATCACCGCTAGTCCCTGCTGCTTTTGGTTCTAAGTCGGTAAAAGTTGGTTCATCCAGTGAGGGTCTACCCAGAGTATTTTCTGGGTCCGTGCCATTCTGAAGACAAATATACACCCTATAATCACTATTCAAAACATAGAAGTTTGAATTGTATAAATTAGTGGAACCAGACACTGGTGCAGTGTTTGAACGACTATAATCATGGCGATACATGTCATAGGTGGTTCCAGAAGACCAAGTTCTTTTTGGAACTACTTGTCTAACATCAGTAGAATTAATTCTTTTCAAAGCGATCATTGTATTCCAATAATCATTCTCCTCATCAAAATTATCTTTTGGTGCAGGAGGACTATCATTCCATGTTGTGGAATAATCTGTCGGATTTGGAAGTCCGACAAAAGAATAATAGGAATTGCTAGCATTAGCAATTCCCGCGACAAAATTTTTCGCGTTTAATATTCTAACTTGATCAGTTATAATAGCAGCCATTTTTGACGGACTTTTTTACTTATTTATTACTAAAAATCATGTGAATTTTTTGAACCTAATATATTTGGTTCTATAGACTTTCGATGAAGTAGATATGCCAGTCAATCCATTTGTTCCTATTCCAGACAAAGTATGTGCTGGATATGAAAGTTCTTTTGTTCTAGCATCTATGATAAATTTACCCCAAGAATACTCACCTAAAAATGCACCCGTTGAGAATCCAGAAATTCCATTCGGATTGAGATTTGTATTTACAGTTACCTTAGCTACGCTGGTAGTAACTCCGGCAATTTTTTGAGTAGTTATTCCAACAGAATTAACAACATATACATTATCAATGAATTCAGATCCAATTCCAACGATTGTGGAATTATCAGTTCCTAAAGCATTTATGCTTGTTGATGCTGTTCCTAGATTAGAATTTCTTACTATGAAGTAGTCTCCAACAGATAATCCACTTAAAGTAACAGCAGTTCCAACCAAATCGGTGTTTCTCATATCAGAGTCGGAAGGAATATGGAGATGGAATGCCATTCCAGTCGATCCAACACCAATAGAAGTTGTTCCTAGTCCAACAATTATTCCAGAATCTCCAAGGTATTCAGTATTTAATACGTTGCAGTTTTCTGTTTGTTTTACTGGAGGACCGATAAGAACTAAAGGTGGATTAGTTTGAGTATATCCAGCACCAGGATTAGTGATAGTAACCCCAGTAACAACTCCATTGGAGATTGTTGCCGTTGCAGTCGCTGTTGTAGACCCTATGCCTACACTTACATCGGGTGTTGTTGAATAACCAACTCCACCGTCATTGATTGTAATTGAAGCGATGGTTCCAGCAACCGAAACTACAGCAGTTGCGGCCGCTCCAGTTACGGTTATTGGATTTACTAATGTTACTCCTTTTTGAATTGTGTTTCTAAATGTAGCATCTACATTTTCATTATTGAGATCAAACAGTGGTCTCAATCTATCAACATAAACGATAGTTCCACCAACACTAATAGGATTGATTATGTTTGCAACAGGATTGATGACTGGTTCATACAGTTCTCTGTCTTTACCAACTTCCTGACCATTGATAATCTTATCCTGAGTTTGTCTACACCATGTAATTGGTCTTTCAAATGTAGTATCTCTAGTATTACCTGGACCAAAATATGGAAGAGTGTCACAACTATCGACATTAGTTACTGTACTAATTGTTCTAGCATTCTCCTGTTGATATGGTTTTTGTCCCAAATCTGGATTATAATTCAGAGTAACTTCATCTCCATACTTAATAGTTTCAAGAACTTCTCTATCAATAACATCAAGATCATCTCCACTTCCTTTGTAGAAAAGAATATTGAGAGTATCTCCGACCTTTAATGCTTCGGAGAAAGTTATTTGAGATCCTCCATTAAACTCATAAGATTTTCCAGGGATCTGAAGTATTTGATTTACAAAGACTAAGAGCAGTTGATCAAGTTCAATTTTAGATCCCTTCGACTTATTAATTGATACTGGAATACCAGCTCTGATCAATGGGAAGTCAATTCTATTACCATCAATAAATTGAGTAACATCATCAAATGTCTCTAAGACACCCACAGACCATCCAGTGAATTCGTCATTAATTACTTTTTCAAGTTCAATTTCAAACTGATTTGAAGGTGAGAAGGAAGATGTGGTAGGAATTCCAGTAGTTCCCCCAATTGCAACAGTAAGAGTTTGACCGTTTCCATATCCATATCCAGTATTTGAAATTTCAAAATCAATAACACTAGATCCTTGACCAACTACAACATTAATCTTTGCTTGTGTTCCTACACCAGCAGAAGAGGAGCTATATACGAGAGGAATATTAGAGTAAGAAAGTGGATCATCAAATACAATATCAATTGGTTTTGTAACAGTTCCACATCTTGCATAGAAGTGTGCGCGAGTGGAAATACCAGTGTTTATTTCAAAACTGGTGTTATCAATGACTCTAAGGACTTCCGATCCTTGTGATGCGGGATCAAATCCACTAGCGGAGTTATTACTTAGTCTAGGTGCGATGATAACAGGTTGTGCAGTTCCACCACTTTGATAGTAAGTAGCAACTGTAGAAGTTCCAACATTAACTGTAAATGTTGTAGTTGTTGGTGTGGATAGAACTGGAGTTCCGCAATATGCAGGATCAGTCGTTCTTGGATATATGTGCGTGGAAGAACCATTATCCAAATCACATGTCATTCCAATACCAGTTAACAAGACATCACTTCTCTGACCTGATATATTGAGATTGTGTGGTGCGGCAGTTGTAACCGTCATAATGCCAGTGATACTACTGTATCCAACATTAGTAATATTAACTGGTCCAGCTTTAGGATAATCGCAAGTAAATGCAATTCCGGAAACATTAATTGTCTCGTTTACAGATAAACCGTGTGCAGTTGATGTTGTAACTGTTGTCAGACCAGTTGCTGATGAATATCCAACATTTGATATATCTCTTGGGGCATAGAATACCCTATCAGTTGAAATGGCAACGGAAGTTACATGTCCATTAGAAACAGAAGCAGTTCCAATTGGAATTATAGTAGAACTAGAAACATCTGGAAGGTTTACACCCACTGAAATATGTGTTTGTACTCCAGTTCTATAACCAGAACCACTGTTACCAATCGATACCGAACTAATGGTGCCAGCAGCAGATACAACAGCTGTTCCACCTGCAGCAACTAGTGGTTGATAACCAAGTCCCTCTTCAGAACCAACGGAAACAATTATTCCACCTTTAGGGAAACTACTAATACCAACATCAGAAGTTACATTTTGTGCATTTCCAACAAAAGTGACCGAAGTTATACCTGTACTTTCGGAAAGATTGAAATTGTTTGCGCCACCAGGAATCTGAAGTATATCATTTATTAATATGAATGCACCCTCATCAACAATCCCTGTTATATTAGAACCATCAACCGAAAGAGCAAACTCATTTTCGATTGCATTGAATTGATCAGAAATATCATCAAAAATATAGTTCTTATAGTAAGTTTCATTAGTAGTATTTGCCTGAGCAGTTCTCATGAAACTTCTTCCTTGGAAGGTAGAACTAGTTGTTATTCCAACATAGTCTCTCTGATCTGGAGGATTTGTTATGGTTCCAATTGGAGTATTTCCAAATGGCGCTTCAACAAAATTAATTGTATTTCCAACAATATTATAATTTCCTATAACCTTGGTTACCAAATCTCCAGTTGCAATTCCAGTTTGGATGTTTGTTCCCATCCACCCTCTACGAACTACAAGGCGGTTTGTGCTTCCAATACCAATAGCTTCAATTTTCATTATTTCATCGCCAACCTTAAACAGGTCTCCACCAAAGAATGAAGTTATTCCAGTAAAATCAACAGTATTGTCTGTGCTTACTACCTGATCATCTAAAGTTGTTGTGACTGCTGTAGAAACAACAGGAGATTGAATAAGATTATCAATTGCCACAAGAACTTTTGGATTTTTGTTAGTTGCAGTAAACGAGTGACCTACTCCAACACCAACTGAAGTTAAATCAAGTACTTTTGGAATGGACTTAAGAGCATCCTCAGCACTTCTAGCAAGTTTAATGGTATTATCATTAATCTTAACTACGAATACTCCTGTCGATGGAAGCAATGAAGTAGTAACTCCAGCAACTGGGAATGCAGTCGTACCAATACCAATAGATTGAGTAATTCCAATACCTGGGCAGGTATATTCAATTTGTTCACCCGTCACATAGAAGTGATTAGGAATAGTAATTGCATTTGTAGTGATGTTAACAACTGAAGTGTTATTTCCTTCAAAAGATCTTACAAAAATATTGTCACTGTTATGAGTCAGTTCAAATTCTCTCTTGATGTCTCTATCAGTTCCAGTATATTCCCCATATCCAGTTTCTACTGTTCCATTAGTAAGATCAATAACGCTCTTTGTGTCATCTTCAATTCTAAGTGCATTAGTATAAACATGAACAGTTGCATCAATTCCTGATACTGGAGTAAAGAGAATTTGAGTTGTTGCAGCAAGTCCTACCGCATCAGCAATTACTTTTGATCCAAAAGTACCAAGTCCAGAATGAGTTTCAATATTTGCAAATTCAGTATCAAAGGTTTCTCCAGTCGATTCTCCTTCAATGTGATCATCTACAACAAAATACTCTAAAAATTCATAACGATCATTCGTAGTATCATGAACTTGAATCATAAAGTATCCAGCATCATATCTGTCATCAGATGTTGATACATGACTTGGATATTGTGCAATAATATTTTCAGTTGGGGATCCAGATGAGGTAATATTTGTGGTTGTAGACTCTAATCTGGCATGTTTTAGATCTAAAGTTGAAGTACCCGATGATAATGAAGATAATCCAACTACAACAGCATTAACCACTGCGTTAGTTCCGATTCCAGATGGAGTAAAGTCAACCTTAATATTTGAACCATCAATATATGCATCATATGTTCCAAATCCTACTGCGGAAATTCCTCCTGGAGATGTAGTTAACTTACCATATTCCAGAATGGAAACATTAGATCCATCATGAACAATGTTCAACTCTTGAGCTTCAAATTCATTTAGATTAAATGTTGCAGTGCTACCAAAAGATGGATTCGTAACATCTGGTGCAATTTCAACGAGAACTTTCAATGAATGATAAGTATTGCCAATACTTACAATAGTCGCAGTAGTTCCAGCACTTACTATCGTGCTTTCTGAATCAATTACGACCCCTCCGATGGAAGTAGATCCTGTGCTCAAATAGTTATCATTTAAGTTATAAGAAATTGTTGTGATATCGTAATCATTAACAGATGATTTAGTAGGGAAGAAGAGTAATTGACCTTCTGTGCCAGAAATTGCAAAATCAAAAGATCCTTGATCATATACAGTTTCCAATCTTGCATATTGGTTGATGTAACCAAAAGATCCGTCATGAATAAGATCTACGATTAAACCTTGTCTTTCTTGAGTAAATCTCTTATCTCTGAGATATGTAAAATACTTTCTAAATCTAAAATCGCTAAGAGTAAACGAGTTTAAAATAGAAAAGGCAGTAGCTCTAGGATTACTATTAAATTGCGGACTTATGTCATCAATAGAAAGAACTCTGTTGCCAGATGATTCGGTAAAATCAGTTAAGATTTTGCTATTGAATATAATTTCGTCTGAAAGAATATTATTTCCATCAGAATAACTCAAGTTATTTTCGGTTGCTATATCAAAATCAAATACGCAATTTGTATCTACAAAACTATCCAAATTGCTTATAATAGTAACATCAGTTAATCCTGTAGAAAGTCCAACTTGTAATGGTTGACCTGTATTATTAGATTCGATTTGAAGATCGCCAAATTTTCTATATCCAATAGTATGATTGACGGAAGATACAACATCTTTCCAAGTATCAAAAGGAACTGTACTCTTTAGCGAGTATGAGAAGTTTTGATAATAGAAATTATCTTGCAATCTTTGCAAATTGTCATTAAAATATCCAGATCCTGTTTGATTGCCACTGAATATCTGTGAGGAGACATCGGTTTCAAAATAAGACTCATATGAAGTTACTGTGGATGCCACCCCAGCTAACTCTGAAGTAAGTCCTCTTACAACTTCTCCTTTTAGGAAATTATCACTTGACAAAACTCTAAGAGTTTTTGTTGTCCTGTCCCAACTTTGAACAACGCCTTCTTTTCCATTAGTAGTGACTTTCTCTCCACGAAGATAATTTCCTGTAGATAAAATTGTTTCAAAGGTTGGGAAATCTTTTTGTGCTATTATTCTTCCAGATGAGTTAATTGGATCGAATACTCCTGGAACATCACTTGCGGACAGTTCATCGGAAAGATTATAAACAACAGTACCAATTCCTCCAATATTTGGAGTTACCGCATCAAGAGTGAATAATCGATAGTCATAATCTTTAGAATTAAATCCCCTATCAGTACCACCAATACTGATATTTTCAATCATTACTTGATCACCAACTTCAAATGGGAATGCTGTACTAAATCCAACTGACAATTGAACGGTCACATCTTTGGTAATTGTGTTGAATCCAACTGTACTAATTCCAACTCCATTAGAATTTCTTATTGGTAATATTGTTGGTGTAACATTATTAATACCCCTTGTATTACTCAAAATAGTTACAAATGAATCTCCTAAAGAATATTCAGCAGAAATGTCATTAATTTGATTACCAGTTTTTCCATCAAAGAACAGCAGATCTGGTGCCGATGTATAACCTCTTCCTCCTGAGGTTATATCAATAATATCAATTTTTGCAAAGGTATCAATATTGATAATTTGTGGAAGAGACGCAGTTGGTTTTAGAGTTTTATCCGTTGGGAAATCAAACCCAATATCATTAATTTTTACTTTTTCGATTATACCAATGTCTTGACTGATAGCCAGAAGAGATCCTTTTTCCCCTTCAAGCGAATTAATCGATTCAATTGATGGTAAAGTTGTATAGTTCTTTCCAGAACTGGTTACTTCAACAGCAGATATTGGTCCACTTGTATGAGTACAATCAGTTGTATAAGTTATATCAGATAAAGTAGATGTGTACGAATCTGCTTCAGGAGTTTCTGGTAGTTCAAATGTAAAGAAGTTAGTTCCTGCTAAAGAAACTCTTCGATTTCCATTATAAACACTGTTTTGTACCAGTATAGAATTGTGGTTTGAAATTTCCGAATCCGATATAATTTCAGATTTTTCTTTTGGAAGATTGGTATTAGAAACTGGATCTAATGAATAGTAGAGTCTTTCTGGAGTGGTTTTTCCAATTGAAACTGTAACCCTGGCAGAAGCTGATCCTGACGTTCCTGTTCTGGATACACTGAATGTAGTAGATGATTCAT